TATGACAAACCACGGGATGTAACGCCAATATAGCGGTTCCCGTTTACAATGTTTGTCGCTACGTAAACTATGTAAGCCATTGTTAAGAAACCCTAAAATATCCCGCTAATCCAGGCATTATATAAAGTCCAACATTTTCCGTATCCTGTGTAGCAGCTATCATATACGCTTGCTGGGCCTTAGCCTCCAACATTTGCATGCGATCCGGCGCATAAATAGCCGCCAGACGTGCCGCCAAACCTGCCGCCAAGGCATCTAACCAGCGATATGGAACGTCAACCGTCTGCGCGTCTGTTAATTCAGCATCTTGAATCTGCGTCACCGCATAATAGTTCAACGTATAAACATTACTTTGATCAGGAACGGGCCACAATGTAACCGTTGGGTTAATTAAACGGTCAAACCAGAATACCGTAGGCGGTGCTTGTTGCAACTTATTTGGCGTTTGGCTGTATTCTGTGCGGGAAATAGGCATAATAACACGGTCAAATTGCGATGAAGTGCCAGTATTCTGCTGAATAACGGCATCAAGAATCATCACAACCTTTTGCGGGACCGTATATGTCGTTTGGCCCTGCACCAATGGCACGGAAATAAGCACAACTTCCCACAAGTTAACCCCTTGGTTAGCCCAAGAGGCAAGCATGAGGTTGGTTTCAAATCGTGCATCCGTCATATGCTCTTGCATAATGGCGGTCCTGCGTACGCCGCAACGTGCATACGCATTCAAGACGATTTCGCCAAGCGACGGATTAAACGCATAAGTGCCGCTGGTGGTCATTTTCTATCCTTAGAAGATAGTACCGTCGTTTGCTACTAAATAGCCGCCCGCAAAAATTGACCCAACAAATGGACCGCCAGTGTTAGATTTCATTTGGAACTGAATATCTGTGCCGCCGGGATGCGCTGGAGCAATTGTGTATGGAATATTAAAAATTTGCACAAACGGAGATTGAGAAAGCAAAGTTGTATTGCCATTCACCGTATAAGTGTATCCATTTTCAACAACTGTGCCGGAAAGGTTAAATTTATTTAATTCCGCATAAAGCATGTAATTGCTGGATGTAAACCCAATGCTGGCGTTACCTTGAACATATGTCAAATAAAACGTAAAACCATTTGGAACCGTATAAATTGACATTTGCGTCTGACCAATACCCGCATTAATTTGCGCGTAAAGAACGGTTGAAATTTTAGCGGTAATAATGCCCGCATTTAAACCGTTAGTAATAAACAGCCCGTTAATGCGATAATAAGAATTAGTGGTGGTTGCTGTTCCGGACCCGTTTAATGTTACAAGTTCCGAAAGAACGTTAAAACTTGAATCCAAACCATTAACTTGAACAATTAAACCAGCGTCCGTTGCGCCAGATGCGCTAAGAAGGACAATTTGACCAGCAGAACTTGGGTACGCGTATGCGCCGCCAGATTGCGTCAAACCTTCCCACAATGGGCCAAGGGCTGTCCCTGCAACTTGTGTGCTGTACCCAAAAATCTCAACAGGCTGATGACCCGTAATTTGGTTACGTGCAACCTGCAATTCAAAAGGCTCATGCAAGCCACGTTTAGTAACAGAATCGTTAATGACAAAGGCTTGACTGGTCATAATTATTTACCCTTTTTACGTGCAATTGCAATATTATCGACAGCATTTGGATAAGGACGGCCAGCCGCTCTTGCATGGGCCTTTGCAGTGGATTTCTGTTTTGCCGTCAAATGCTTATGATGAGCATCTTTTTCAGCGGGATGTTTCCAGAATGGTTTCTTTTCCATTATTTTTGCACCAACAAAATAATAATGATGCCGGAAAGGATAACATTGACGATTTCACCGAATGATAAACCTACAACCATGTTAGCAACCCCATTTTCTTAAAGCTTTGTTAATGCGACTTTCTGGGTCGTGCTTGTTTTTCATGTTGGTCATTTTGGCACGTTCCCCTTCCATCCGGCTGCAAAATGACTTGTGCCGGGAGTTATGCGTATTTTTTGTTGGAGCCTTTAAGGTTCCGCCCGTTTCAGAATGATACGAAGCCCGTCCTTTGGCATTTAAGCCACCGGATGGGGATTTACCTTCTGATCTTGTCCATGCAGCAGTCATGTAATCCTCCGAAGAAAGAAGGGGGCCGCAGCCCCCCACTTAATCGTGCATTTTCTTCAACGTCTGAGCAAGTCTGGCGCGTTTAGCAAGAGTAGGGTTCTCGCTGTGTGCCGCCTTGGTCAATTTCTTGGCGGGGATCTTTTCCCCAGCCGGGACGTGAAGTTGTCGGTGAAGTGCGCCGGGATGCTTGATAGCACCCTGAATCCACTTCGCTCCGCCGCCATCAGCATGATGCTGACGGCTTACGACTCCCCCGGCTCCACCATGCGGCCAGCAGGGGTTTTAACCTTGTTGGCAGCAGAGAATGGACGCATTTCAGCGCCACCAACTGCACCACCCGACTTACGGGCAGGGCGGTCAAGGCGGTGATGAGCATGATGACCATGCATCTCAAGGTGCTTGTGCGCCTTGTGAGTACGGCCACCGCGCTTGCGGGCAGCATGCTTTTCGCCAGCTTCATGTACGGTGTGCGAACCAGCGCCAGCGTACACTTCGTTTGGCGTTGGATCTTCGTCTACTTCACCATGCATTGGCGATTCAACCTTGCCGCCCTTTTTGTGGGCAGCGCGCTTGATCGAATGCATAGAATGCTTCTTTACCATATGGTGAGCCGCGCCGCCGTGGGCGTGGTGTTCACCATGCATTTCGTGATGCTTATGACCTTTCATGGTCTACTCCTTAAAAGTTACTATACTGGGTGACACCAAACAGGCCCGGATTAGCGGTTTGTACCATGTAAGGTTGTGGAGACTGACGAACGATCAGTTTGTTAGCGCCCGTACCAGAGGTAAATGCGCCAAACGTACCGCGTACGTCGCCAGTTGTGCTTGTTGCTACCGTACGATCCGATGCGACATAGTTGGTGGCGGCAGTGATCAACGTAGTAGCCGTCAAAGACGTTGCGTAGTTGACCAAAATGTCACCAAATGCGTCCGAACGAATTGGGAAACCAAAAACGTCCGTCGTATCGACCGAGTAAGCATGGGTAGCATCAGCGGCATTGAGAACAACGCTCTTGATGTACTTGAATGCCTTTTTACCCGAAACCTGAGAACCAGCCGTGATGGTAATGGCCTCAACCAATGGGTAACCATAGCAATCATACCCAGAAACCGTAGCGGTGGTGGCGGTAGCGCCCGATGCGGCAGTAACCGCAACAGCACGACCAGCAACAGCCGCAGGATTCCAAAGCACAACACCCGGAGTCTGTGCGTTGTTTGGAACAACACACTGCTGAACGTTTTGATACGCCAAAGTAACCGTACCGGAAGTAGCCGTAAGGTTGGAGTTGGTTTGGTAAGTACCAGCAACGCCCTGACCAGCAGCACCGCCCGTCAACTGAGATACAATCTGCGTACCAGCCGCAACGCCCTGAGAAACCGTACCCGCCGTCGAAATAACAACCATACCAGCCGAAACTGGCATTGCTGAGTTCGCGGTAATCGTCATAACACCGTTTGAGAACGATGCGGTGACCGACGTGTAGGCGTCCGTAGCCAGCACCGTGTCAGTTGCGCCCGTGTCCGAACGAACAAAGTTCGTCGAATAGTAGACGCCCGTCGTGGCGCTGTTGCTGCTATTCAACGTCAAAGTGGCGCTGGTAGCATTTGCGGAAGTAACGATTGCACCAGCCGCCTTGGTGTAAGGAACAGCATTAATCGTCGTAATGTTGTCAAAGCCCAACCAGCCAAAATCAGCGGCTGCTTGTGCCTCACCCGGTAGATAGGTGAATGGAGTGCGGGGGTCCATGATCCCCGCACCAGCATAAAACAAAGATGAGCCACCGATGTCCGGGTTGTACTCATTAGGAGTAAACGGACTCTGCCCAAATACCATAAGCGGTCCGGAGTAGCCTGTAATAGCCATGTTGACTTCTCCTTTAACTTACGAAGTTGGGAACGAACCGTAGATAGAACGCCAGTTGTAATAGCCCAGAGAATAACGCTCATAGCCCTTAACAAGAAGGTTATCTGTCGTGAAGTCGACTTGCATGTCCATTTCGAATGGAATGCGCTCCATGTACACAAGACCCTTAATGTTTGTTAAGAGGAACCAAGCGTAGTTGGAGGTCAAGAAGTCCATGACCATGTAGCCTTCTGGCAGACCGCCACCCGTAAAGAGGATCGCGTTGGTATCGTTATCTGCCGTACCCGGACGAAGCTGCGTCTTTGTAAGACGAATAGCAACTGGTTCAAGTGAAGGAGGAACAATCAACTTACGACCACGGGCAAAAATCTTGATGCCAGCGATATCACGGAAGTTCTGGCGGATAGAAACCATTGCGTTAAGCAAGGTTGCTTCGTTCAGATCGA